TGGTGTTGGTGTCGGTGTTGGTGTCGGAGTTGGTGTCGGAGTTGGTGTCGGAGTTGGTGTCGGAGTTGGTGTCGGAGTTGGTGTCGGAGTTGGTGTCGGAGTTTTAGATATACAACAACATCCGAAACAACAAGTAGTTTTTACATCATTTGTATTTTTGGAACTTGTAAGTCCCAATTTTTCGATCCATGAACAATCAGAAAGACAATTCAGTGATGCTGCATGGGTACGAGAAAATACGAGTATGCATGAAATAATTAAAAATGATAATCGCATTATTTATAAATTGAAATAAAATTTATAAATTAAGTTTACAATCAACTTGAAAAATGTATGGAATCGATTCTGCAATGGCTTATGTTATGATGAAAGAAAGGAAAAACAGAACATTATCCGATTCTTCTGAAGTGAACACCGGGGACATTGGACATGGACATGGACATATTGTCAAGTTACGAACGATGAAATCCGAATTAGGTTTAATCAAGAGGATTAAGTTACTTTTTAAATAAATTGAAATATTTTAAATTTCTTATAGAAATAGTCAGATTGTGTTAGAAATGGAGAATATAGTACTTCCAACTGTAAAAACAACTAACAAAGATATTCAACTTTTTTTGAAAAATTTGGGTGTTCCTTACTCTTATAAAACAAAAGAAAAATTGATGCAAAAAATAGGTTTATTTGATGATTTGATTAAATTTCCTTGGAGAGTGGATCAAAAAGAAGTTATAGAATCGTTTATTGATCAAAAATATAAATATTATGTGGTGAATGGTATTTTTGGTTGCGGAAAAACTACTATGTTGATGGGTATCCATGTTATTTCTATTTTGAAAAACATTTACAAACCTTCAGAAGCTATGTTTGTCTCTTTTAACGTAAGCATACGTAATGAACTTAAACAGAAACTAAAGAAATACGGTATGTCTTCCACAACAAAGGTTCGTACGTTTGATTCCCTAATTTATGAAATTTGCAAACTATATAAATACCCTCATTTAGATTTACCCAATTATGATGGTAAACGGAAGTTCGTATATGGAATTTGTAAAAAAATACTGTGTAAAGAACTTGAGCAGATAAAATTATCGAATCAACCCGAATATGTATTTATAGATGAGTGCCAGGATTTAGAAGTGCAAACGATGATCTTGTTTAAAACTTTTTTTTCGGAGTGTCAAGTTATTTTCACAGGTGATGTATTTCAGAGTATACAAAAAGAACCCAAGGAAAGTTTGCTTTGGCATTTGTTGGAAAATACCGATTTATCTATAACCTCGGAGACTATATCCAAACATTATATGAAGGAAACTCCAAGGATACCTGAGAATATATTGAAGAATGTTAAAAAGTCCCTTCAAAATTATTATCCCGAATTTTCGAGTGAAATAGAAGAATGGAAATCAAGTAGTTCTGTCTTGGATACCAAAATAGAGTGGAAACAGTTTAATACTTATACAAATGTTTTTACAGATATTGATTCTTTTTTGAATAAGTATCCTCTTGACAAATGCATGATTTTAACATTTTCATCTGCGATTACAGTAAAAGGAGCTATGGGAGATTTAGCTAGAATAAGGAGATATCTGGTTGGAAGAGGTATTGATGTTAACAAAAATCATAAAAAAATGGATTATGATAAGTTGTTCTTATCGACAGCAAATTCGTCAAAAGGTTTAGAAAGAGATTATGTTTTGTTGGTGTCGACATTTCCTCTCGAGAAAGCATTTATAAATTTCTCCAATGATCTCGTTATGAATCTTATCACGGTTGGTATCACACGAGCAAAACAAAAAGTGGTCTTTTTGGTTCCAGCGTACAAAGATAAATACAGTACATCTCTTCAAAATTTTGTAAACTGTCCTGAACCAAAAAAGGAAAAAATCAGAGATGATAAGTGTCTAAATGAGTTTCAATTTATGGATTACTATAAAATGGAACATTGCGTCACGGAAATCATCCGTCAAGGAATAGTCAAATATGACACCCGAATAGAGTTGCAGAAATATGTTAAAAAATTTCATTCGACTAGTATATTTGAGAAGAATATACCAGTTCCCAAGATTGATACTGAAGAAGAAAGAGCTTTCGTAGGTGTTTTGATCGAAAATTTGATAACAAGTTCTTGGTCACATACTTGGCCGAAAATTGACGATATAGAGAAGTTTCGAAATCATCCTATGTATTTCCATTGTTTTAAAAAAATAGAGAAATTGTTCAATGCATATAATTCTTTTATCGCAAAAAATAGAAACATAAGTTTTGAGGGTATTTATATGTACTCTCAAATACACTTAGGTATGTTCAACAAAATTTTTATTGACATTCGACCAGAGAGTAAGTTGAAGTTACAAGAATACTGGAATGTGTTGAAATATCAAGTAGAACATTTAAAACCAGAGGGTAATATAAAAATCCAAAGTAATCTGAAGATGCCTTTCGCAACAGGTATATGTGATGTTTTAATAAGTAGAAAAGATGACTCTAAAGAAGAAGTCACTATTTGGGAACTTAAGGCATCTATAGATCATGATTGGAAAGAAAATGCATTGTTTCAAGCGATGTTATATGCTATAATGACAGGAAAAAATGCATGTAGACTTGTTATACTTAATCCGTTTCGAAATGAGAAGTGTTCATATTTTTTTAATATGAAAACTATAATGCATTTGAGAGAATCTGTTATCAGTGATATACTATGTTGGAATATAAACTGTTTTTTGGCAAAAAATATAAAATGTAAAGGTAATACTCTTAAAGTAACAGATAATTACTTTTTATATATGAAAGAAAATCAAGACAAAACCAAGTTTTCACAGATTACGCTTCTCTATTTCAAGTCTCCAACAAAAATAGAGACTATCTTCAACATGCATATCCATGATGATGTATTGAAAGATGAAAAAAGAACAAAAATGAATAGAGACGAAAAACTTTCGAATGACTCTAAAATTGATGAACAAACTGCTTTGACAATACTTTATGATTATTTACATAGTGCTGAGTGCACCAAGTCAAAAGTATACTACGGAGGTGATTGTTCATTACCTAGAGAAGAAAGTAAATATGTAAGTATAAAAGAGTTAATAGGTGATATGGATTTGGATAAGGTCCTGAAATTAACAGAAGAGGAATATGAAAGTATGCCGAATAGTGCTTTCAGTCAGACAATTTCCCATATTTCGTTGTTAAGTGTTATATTTAAATTAATATAAATTTATCTCTTTTTACGCTCTTCGGCAAGAGAAGACCAAAATTCCATATCGTTTCTAACTTGATTTATTGCAATTGGACTTTCCTTTTTCATTTTGTCTTTGGATAACGGATCTACAGTAATCATAAACTCATTATTTTTCTTCGATAGTTTATGGTCATTTTTTTTGATATTGTCGAGAAATTTTGATAATGTGGCTTGAGATGGTTTTTTTGAACTCATTGCAATTTTATTAAATAAATATAATTTTATTTTAACTTTAGAAATTCGTGTTTTAATTTTTCCAGATATAATATGGCATCCATATGTTCTTCTTGTGCATGTTGAATCCATTCTGATATAGACAAATCAGTTCTATCTAAATCAGTACCATATTTCTCTTTTCCTTTCTGAGATCTGTCGATAAATTGTTGAATAACATTTTTTACTATAGAATCACAGTTCTCCATGGTTGTCGACCGATAATATATAATAAGGATCTTCTTTGTTTATAAGTGTGTAAACGTATTTAAATTGGTGTAAAATTTGAGGATCGTTTTTATTTAACTCTTTTTCTATCCTGTTTGTTTGGAATTTTTCGATATTTTTAATAATGAATTTTGGTCTAAATTGTTTGATCATTTCGGTTGCACTTTCTAGTATATTCAAAGTATCTTTATAATTATCGATATCTACAAATATAACAGTTGGAAATGGAGAAATATGCATAAAATCGTCGAGTTTATGTGTAATTACAGAGTTTTGGATTTTTTTTTCTGAGTTTCCTGTAGAAGTCAGGGAAGCCTTGTTAAAAAACGTTGTATCATTAGTAGTTTTAGGTATAAACATTTGAAGTATAGAAGTAGAAGTGTACAAACCAATTGCTAATTTAGAAATAGTTATATTTGTTTGGTTTGAACTTAATATATTTGATTTTAAAAGGTCAAAAGATAATCGAAAAGGTTCAAAGGCATATATATGTTGACAGTGATCGGCTAAATACAAAGTTTGTAGACCTATATAAGAACCTACTTCAATGACGACATCTGTGGGTTTTATAATATCACAAACTTTGAGAAACCAAGTACTATATCGTTTCTCTCGTTTGATACGTTTGATTTCGTTTTCGGTTGTGTAAACCTTAAACTGTTTTTGGTTAAGTGTGATTTTTTCTGTTCTTTTCGCATCAAGTATCATCATAGTTTTTATTTCAACATAATCAGTAATTAAATTGATTTTTTTCGATAATAGAATTAAAGAAATACAAAAATGAAAACATTCTTTTGTGAGGATTGTAAATTAGAACTACAACAAAGTAGCAGAATAAGACATCTAAAAAGTAAGAAACATATCCTAAATTCTGGGGAAAAAAATATGATAAAAAAAGACTGTTGTATATGTTATGAAAAAAAAACAGAAAGTCTCTTCAAATTATGTAAAACTTGTCAACAAAAATGGTGTATAGATTGTGATTTGAAATTAGCTGATTGTCCTTTTTGCAGAAATCCGATATCTGGAAGAGAAGAGCAACTCGTCATACAGAAAAGGGAAAATAGAGAATGGCAATTAGATCAGGATGCCTTTCGAATCCAAAATGTAAACAATGCTGATATATTAGCAGAAATTAGGATGCTTACAAATGTGTTGTCCAGTTATAACGCACTTAGAGTGATAAATAGGTACTACATACGTGATGAGAATTGAATGTAATTTAAAATTTGTCTTCTTTTAATAAAACATGGATACGGCTTTTACTTTTAAACACTTGGAAAAATTAAATAACTTAAAACTCGAGAACTTTGCATCTTGTCACTTAGAACATGCGGAAAAAAAAGGAAAACATTTGTACAAAGAAAATGATTTAATAAGGGATATAGCTACTTTTATGGAGCATCCAGAAAGTTTTACCTTTTACAAGAAATATATGAATGCTAAAAATTTTAATTATGTAATATCCTTGTTAAAAGTTTACGATATGATATCGAAAATGTTAGAAAAGAGTTCATATGAGTTTAATGCTTATCACAAAATTTTTATTCTTTATGCATTACTTAATAATCCAAACTATTCACGTATTATTTTGAAAAATACTAAAAAAATACCATTTTTACTTTAATAGTTTTTCGACTGGAAAGAAAAATGATAACCTTTTGTTATATATGTTGTGAAGAAATGGATATCATATTTTCGTGTGCACATTGTAATAATCTCATATGTGATATATGTTTCATGAAAGTTTGCGAACAGATGCAGTCCAAATGTCCATACTGTAGATATCCATTAATAGAAGAATTGGAGGAAATTCCTCAAGAAGATGTAATAGTGCATGTTGAAGACGAGAACATGCGATTCTCTGAATCTAGAGAAGATGAGATTTAACGGATGAATATATTATTTTTGACAGGGTTATTTATGGGATTTTCTATTTCTTATATTTTCTTCAAAGTAAATTGAAAAATATTTTAACTATTTCTGCAAGAAAAAACAATGGAAGACTTTATTACTGAATTTTTTACGCGACCTTCAAAAGAATATAGGTTTGCACAAGAACTTATAGATTTGATTATGGGAATTTCCGACAATTCAGATATAAGTATGATGCGGAATCATGTTTTTAGTATATATAATTTTCAGTTAGGGTATAAATTGGAAAAAATACATACAAGTATGCTCGAAAGTGTATTTTTAAGAGAATTAAATGTACGCAAATGCGATGGTAAATCTCTTAAAAATTTTCTTATATTAAACATTCAACGTTCTGATAAGTATAAATATAGGTATTATTTAGACGATGACCTACACTTTAGTATACTGAATGAAAAAGACGGAGGAGAATGGAAACCTAGAGAAAAAGGAAACACACTCATCATTGAAGTTCAAAATCTCTACAGAGAACTAATACGAGATCCCATTCTGCTTAAATTATCTGAGAAATTAATGTTTTCGAATGAAGATATGGTATATCTAATTATTTTTAACAAAATCGAAAATATATTAAGACTTGTAAATGAAAAAAAGCTTTATGAAATACTTTCATTATTTCTCGTATCGTATTTTAAAAGATATATTGATGGAAAACGATATTTAAGAGAATATCAGAAAATAGTTTCTGTTATTTCACTTCTTTCGGATAAATTAAGTATCAACACTGATATGGTTCAATTAGTTTTAAAAATAGAAAATAGAGCTCAAAATCCTATCAATTTTATTGACGATGTATTAAGTTTACTGGTCAAAAGAAAATGGATATCTAAAATTATACAGGTTTTTCATACCCATATGGATCTTGTTCTGAAGATGAGAAAAACAGCTAGGGGATGCATTATTTTGTATAGGGCATTGTATATAGTATCTTCTGTTTGTTCTACAAGAGACGCCAGATGGCAATTGATCGAACATATTAAAAAATTAACTTTTAATTTAATAACTAAAAATATCATCGAATTTTGTACCGCTAATAATAGCGGACAATTTATCTTATTTTTATCCTTTCTGAGGAAGGATCCAGTACTTTTGGTCAAAGGATGCATTTGTTGTTTGGAAAAGTTCGAGAGAAACGATTACCTGATTAAATGTAAAACATGCAAATTTTGTTATTTTCATCTTATTTGTGCATTTAAAATAGGTTTCATATCTGGGAATTTGAAATGTCCCACATGTCGTAAAAAAGGGAAAATAATGGTTTCACCATTTTTTAAAAGTAAAAATGTTATTTTCTCACGTAAATAAAATAGTATGCCTCGAGATCGTGAAAAATTTTCCAAAATGAGATATGAAGAAAAAAAACCCAAGTTTGAAAAAATACCTGGAACACGTCGGAGATCACCTACAAAAATGATGGTCGAACGCCCTAAAAGAGAAAAATACGACGAAGAAGAACGAAAAGAACGAAAAGAACGAAAAGGACGAAAGGGAAAGAAAGAATACAGAAAGTTTGAGAGTCCAAAATCAAAATCACCATTCAAACTATCATTTCCTAAAACGATAACTCAGTTTCCACAACCTCAACCTATGTTTACTCAATCGGTGTTTCCACAAGTTCAACCCATGTTTACTCAATCAAAGTTTCCACAAGCTCAGCACGTGCTTACTCAACCGGTGTTTCAACAATCAAGTGTACGTAGATCATTACTAAAGGAAGATACTCCAAAAAGAGCGGGAGGATCTAGTTCTAGAAAAAATTTTGGAAATCGAAGCTTTTTGATGGAATATTTTACAGTAGATCCTTCGATGTTAGATAGCTATGCGATTAATAGTCCGGTTCCAACCGTACCTTTAGATAAGAATTATGAAGAATATATAAATCAGTTAAATGCGAGACCTCCAAAAGGTGTAAGCACACTAACGAAACTACCAAAAGGCGATGTTTTTGCGAACAGTCCTGCTTTAAAAGCTACACTTGGAGCAGACACAGCCGAAATAAAAAAGAAAATACGATCATGGGTAACGGATGCGTTTTATAATCTGGTAAAAAAAGGACAATCTGCAAATGTTGACAGTAAGAAAAATATCGAGTTTCGAAATAGATTTGGTAATTTTATGGATTGTTGTACACACACCGTAATGCAATCTTTACGAGAACAAATAGATAGGAAACTGGGTCCCCAACAAAATGGTCAGAAGATATATGATTTTGTATTAAAAGGTGGACGTTCCATGATTGAAAATTTTCGAAATGATGATACCGGTTTGGTTCTTGACTCATCGGGAAAAGTTGATGATGAATTACTCAGTATTTTAGGTGGTTACAGTGATTATGATTATGCTGGTATTATTTTGAATGCAGAAGAGAATATATATCCATTTATTCAACATCATTTTCATGAACTGATACAAATAGCGTTTAAAATGCCCGGAGTTTTACAACCGTATATATATGTATTTCAAAAGAATGGGGATTTTCAAAACAATTATTACGCTTACTTCCAACAATGGCTCAGTAGTGCTATAAAAGAAGAAATAAAAAAAATAAATGAACAAGGAAATGATATAGAAATCCAAATCGATTATAATATTTATGATAACGAGTTCAATGATATGTGGTTTCAATTAAAACAATCGAGAGTAAATTGGAAAACAGTCGCGGTTGACAGTGATAACGATTTGCATTTCGATTTATCGAGATTATATGCTGTTAAATGGGTAAAAATGAGGTTTATTGACAAAAAGACCAAATTTGATGTGACATATGATATTGAAATGCAGATTGAACTTATCGATATTGCGACTGAAAATTTTGGAAAAAGTAAACCGGAATATTTACTATATAATTACTATAAAAATACAGTATTAAAACAACCCATATATTGTCAATATATGTTAGGACAAACCACACCTTTGTCACCTTATTTGGTTTTTAACCTCATTTATAACTTACATGATTTATTAGATGTTTTACGTGATCGATACATTACCAATAAATGGGAAAAAATCGAGAAAAGAAAACTGAGAATCAGTAAGTTAACCGAAAAAGTTCTCGAACATATTTTGGAACAACACAAGAATCTTTTCATAGGTTGTTACACGATTATAAGATGTGCACAACCTGACGATCCATCGAAATTTAATTTGACCTCGGAGGGTGCCCTGAGTTTAATTGCAAATATACATGATGTATTTGCTATGCTCTCAACTTTAAGTAAAAATAAAAACATACCCTTACTGACGGCAAAAGGGGTTGATATGACATCGTTAACATTGGTCTTAAATGAACCCATCTTCCTTGCCTTTTCCTTTTTCAAAGCATTGATAGAAAAACAGACTTATTACGACTTAAATTTGAATAAGTCTATCGTTAGAGGTCAACTAAGTTTTGAACAAAACGTCGAACTTTTGTCTCAGAAAGTTATCGAACTTGCATATATGCTTATAAATAAAAATCCACCCAACAATTTGCAAATTTTAAACTATGGAGCTTGTAATTGGCTTACTAAAATGTTTAGATACTTTCCGAGTGGTGAAGTAGATGATATCTTATCATATCTTTGCTTATACAGTAACTATCACATTGAATATAACTTAACATCGTTCTATAGAATATTCGAAATGCAAAGTAAACAAGAGGTTGATGCGATGTTCTCTTGGGTTGATAATGTTATTGAAAATACCAAGGGAAATGCTATTAATATCATATCTCAAAGTAAGTCCGCTCTTCTACAGATGCATACATATTGGACTCAATATAGTTTAAATTACACAGCAATGTTGATAGAAGATAATATACATTTCTCTAGTCTAAAAAAATGGAAAGAAATAAATAACTTATTTTCGGAAATCACGTTAGAACCTATTTATCTACCTATCAATGTTCGTCTATATTTTCAAAATTCCAGTAATTCGGAGATAGGTTCTATATTTACGGAACACGTTATGAAAAATTTTAATGAGTTACGTTGGGAAACGAATACAAATTTGGATTTTTTTAGAATCGATTTTGTGGATTCAGTAGCCGAACCAGTGATAAATTTTCTCCACATTGATCATGTGAACATACCAATATTTTATATTACTTTCTCAAACTCTATGCCTCAGTTACCTGAAAATAGATTTCTATCTATAGATTTAAATGGAAGAAAAATCCATATCGAAACATTGCAATTATCCATGAAAACTTGGATAGAAAAATCACTAATCGTTCCGATTGAAACAAGAAAAGTTCTGGCTTCTTATATTTCTCTTATTAACGAAATAAACAAGTCACCGAACAAAGATGCACTTATGGAGAATTATTATGGATTTCTGTTGACTTCTGGATAATCGTGTTTACAAAGGAATTCTTGAATACCACAACACAAGATTTTACCTTTAACAAAATAGTCAAATTGCATTGTGTCCAGATTTAAGCCAAAAAGATTGTGAAGGACAAAGTGCATTACATCTGATGATTAAACATGAGATAAACGATCTTAATTATTTAGATGCTGTTTTAGAAAGTGTTTCTATAGATATTCCCAATTCAAATGATGAAACTCCAATTGTTTTTGCTTCTAGAAGAAATAATGAGCCTTTTTGCAGATTTTTGGTTACTCGTAATGCTAATCTTAATTTATATGATCAAGCTGACGACTCCGCTCTATTATGGGCAGTTCATAATAATAATATAAAATTAGTGCGTCTTTATGTGGAAAACAATGCTGATGTTTACCATTTGTATCGAGATAAAAAGAATGCGATCATGTGGGCAGCCTATAAAGGTCATTATGACATCTTAGTTTATCTTTTGGATTTTTTAAAAGATCCCTGTAATGTAGACAAGAATGGAAATAATATTTTTGATATGATGACGGATGACAGTTGTAAACATTACTTTGTCGATTGGTTACGACACAATAAAGTATGTATGATAAAAAGATTGTTTTACAACAAGTCGACTATGATAGATAACAATCTTATTACTTATATATTGTCATTCTATTTTAAACACTAATATTCGAACACAAGTTTGTTGTTTTTAAAAGATATATTTTATTAATTTTGTAATACTATATCTCCGAAAGAATCGACAATATAGTATTCCTTATATTCAAGACAGCATCGGCAGTATGGACATTTTTTCACTTTACTGTGAATAATAGATGTATCACAAGAATGACACCAAGTGTGTTTGTCAGAACGTGGACATGTAACAAAAAAATATTTTTTTTCATTGCAAATATCACATTCTTTCTCAACCAAACCAAATAACTTCATAATTTTGCCACAAAATGACATTATATCCTCCCAACAATATACTCTTCATAAAAAGAAGTTTTACAATTTCAATTTAGACCAATTGTTTATCTTTCCTAAACATTTCAGACTTTCGCTAATTATCTCTGTCCAATGACGACTGACTACTGAAAAATTAACGTCTTTTTCGTTACTCACATAATATCTGTCTTTATCTTTTTTAAAATAATCGTTCCCATTCTCGTATGCTCTCCATACGTCTGATTATATATTTCTTCATAATCTCCAAAAACTGTTGCTAATTTTTTGACCAATTTTGCCATGAATTCATTAGTATATCTGGATTCTTCTCCATCTCTACAAGAAATCGTAATCGCAAAGATTCCCCCAGAAACGATACACTTGTGGAATTTTTCAATAATCGGAGTTGCTTCTTTTATAGACCCGCAAATATCCGCGTACATCAGAGAAATAGGTTGTCGAGGTATATCTATCAAATCACAATTTACTACTTGTTTTCCAAGTTCCGAGTCAGTTTTCATAATATTGTAATGTTCTTGGTCTTTTTGAGGAATTAGGATATTTTTGGGAGATACTACTTTTAATAACTCTTTAGAGGTTCTAAAGTCTTTATGATCTAAAAAGATGTGCAATCCATTTTTAGGTGAACACTCCCTGAGAATTTTGTTAATATAATCCTTGTCTGCTGGATTCGTTGCTTGATATCCATTTGGGTAAGATTTATTTTTCTGATTATATAAGTCCAACAATTTTTTTTGTTCTTCAGTAGTGAGTTGTTCAAGAGAAGTAATTTTCTGGTTTGGAGGTGGATAAGATTTTTCATCTTCTTGGGATATCCGAGTTTTTGGTTGATGAACTTTACAATATTTTGAATCTGGTTGTGCTGAAAATGTACATGGTTGTTTTGTTTTTTTCACAATACCTTCGCATTTTGATTTTTGAGAAGATCTGGTGGAACTTTTGGTTGTTGTAGTTTTGTCGCTTTTTTTAGACGTTATTGATTTTGTGGATGATGATTTGGTTGAACTATTAGACAACACCGAAGAAATCGTTGATGCAATACTTTCTGTATCTGATTCATTGTCTTCTTCGGATGTGTCTACTGATTTGTTTTCTCTGTCGGATGATTCAGAGAGGGAAATAAACTGATAGTTAGGGAACTGTTTAGGATATTGTTTTACAAAATCATCCCATTTCTTTCGACGTTCTGCGTCTTTCATTCCTCCGGTTTGATTTTTGTAGTTATTTTTTTGATTTGATATCCATTGACCAAGATATTTTTCGTCTTTATCTTTGGAATTTTCAGATGGTCGCTTATTATTATCTCGGATATACTTTTCAGCCTTGTTCAGATTTTCATCCCACACCTCGTCTAGGGTCATAAACAACTCGGAATAATTAGTCATGAAATCCTCCCATTTCTTTCTACGTTCTGCGTCTTTCATTCCTTCGGTTTGTTTTTTGTAGTTCTTTTTTTGATGTGATATCCATTGACCAAGATATTTTTCGTCTTTATCTTTGGAATTTTCAGATGGTCGCTTATTATTATATCGGATATACTTTTCAGCCTTGTTCAGATCCCTAGCTACTCGGTACATCTTGTCGAGCAGCATAACCTTCGGAACCTACGACAACCGAAGGTACCCCATTATAACAACTACCTCCTCTGCTGCATGTATCACTGCAGCTACTTGGTACATCTTGTTGAGCAGCATAACCTTCGGGACCTACGACAACCGAAGGTACCCCATTATAACAACTACCTCCTCTGCTGCATGTATCACTCCAGCTACTTGGTACGTCTTGTTGAGCAGCATAACCTTCGGGACCTACGACAACCGAAGGTACCCCATTATAACAACTACCTCCTCTGCTGCATGTATCACTCCAGCTACTTGGTACGTCTTGTCGAGCAGCATAACCTTCGGGACCTACGACAACCGAAGGTACCCCATTATAACAACTACCTCCTCTGCTGCATGTATCACTCCAGCTACTTGGTACGTCTTGTCGAGCAGCATAACCTTCGGGACCTACGACAACCGAAGGTACCCCATTATAACAACTACCTCCTCTGCTGCATGTATCAATCCAGCTACTTGGTACGTCTTGTCGAGCAGCATAACCTTCGGGACTTACGACAACCGAAGGTACCCCATTATAACAACTACCTCCTCTGCTGCATGTATCACTCCAGCTACTTGGTACATCTTGTTGAGCAGCATAACCTTCGGGACCTACGACAACCGAAGGTACCC